AGAGGCTAAAGAGCCTCCAAAAGAAAATAAATTTAATAAGTTTAAAGTATTATGATAGATAGAGTTACAGAATATGCAAAAAAGACCATAGAAGAAAACAAAATGGGACAGTTGCATATTTTAGCTTGTAAAAGACATCTTGAAGATTTAAAAAGGCAAGGAACTAAAGATTTTCCATATATTTGGAATCCTGAAAACTCGGAAAGAATTATAGAATATGCAGAAACATTAACAATTGGAGAGGGATTTGAAAAAAAGCCAGTTAAACTTGTTGGTGGACAAATCTTTGATTTTGGATGCCCTTTTGGTTGGCTAAAATTAAATGGAAAAAGAAGATTTAGACGTTCTTATAAAAGCATGGCTAGGCAGAATGGAAAATCTTTTGAAAATGGTATAAAAGGAACATATATAGCTGGGTTTAGTGGTTATCATTATGGAAAACTTTTTACAGTTGCTACAAAGAAAAGACAAGCTAGAATCGCCTGGGAAGAAATGAAAAAATTTATAGAAGCAGACAAAGATTTGCAAGAGCTTTTTGAAATTAAAGATTATAAATCTTTAATAATTGCTAATGATAGCAAATGCACAATTGAAGCTCTTTCTCGAGAAGGTGGATTAGATGAAGGATTTAGAGCAATATTTGCTTCTATAGATGAATATCATCAACATCCAGACTCTAAAACATATAAAGCTATTTATAATGGAACTAGAGCATTAGATGAAACATTAATAAGTATTATTACAACCAGAGGCGACAAACTAAATAGTGCATGTTATGAAATGGACAGATATTGTATAAATATTTTAAAAGGAATAGCAAAAGCAGAAGACTTTTTTATTGATATATATGCACTAGATGAAAAAGACAATATATTTGATCCAAAAAATTTAATAAAAGCTAATCCATATCTTGCATCTACAAAACAAGGTTTAGAAAATTTAAAAACAGATATGCAAACTGCTAGAGATATGGGAGGTGAAGAATTAAGGGACTTTATGACAAGATCCCTTAATTTATGGGTACAAAACACAGAAGACATATTCATTAGCCCAGAAAAATGGAAAAAATGTGAATCGGATTTAGAATTAGAAGATTTAGAAGGTTCAAAATGCTATGTTGGATTAGATTTGTCTTCAGGCGGAGATTTAACAACTATTGCTATAGAAATTCCACTCAAAGATAATGAATTTTTTATTGCAACACATTCTTTTATGCCAAGAGGAAGAATGGAAGAGCATATTATGACAGATATTGCTCCATACGATTTATGGGAAAGGCAAGGACTTATTACTGTAACTGGTGGACAAGCAACATTTAAAAATGATTATAAGTTTATTATTAAATATTTAAAAGACATAATAGAAAAATATGATTTAGAATTGCAAGGAATTGGATATGATCCACATAATGCAGATGGTTTTTTATCAGATTTGGAGGAATTTGGAGTGCAATTATTAGAAATAAAACAATCGGCTAGATTTTTACACGATGGAACAGAAGATATGCAACTTAATGTAGAATCTAGAAAGATTAAATACAATAAACGTGAAGAACTACTTAGCTATAGCGTTTCTAATGCTAAAATTGTAAAAAACAGTTTTGGAGAGAAAAAAATTGACAAAGAAAAGAATGCAAAAAACAAAAGAATAGATCCGTGCGACGCAATGATAGATGCTCATATTGCACAAATGAAGTTACAAGAAGAAGAAAAAATAGATTATAACAAAGAAATGGAAGATTATTTGAATAATATGGGCTGGAATTAGGAGGCAAGTAAGTGAAAACAAAGTTAAAAGTCAGAATTAAAAATGCAATAAATATATTAAGAGATAAACAAACACAAGATAACGCAATGCGAGAGTTACTTAATTTTTTAGGAATAGATGGAAAAAACGAAAAAGCCTTATCTGAAGTAACTTATTTTACTTGCTTGAAATTACTTTGTGAATCCGTTGGTAAAGTACCATTAAAAATATTTCAATATAATTCCGACGGTGGAGTGGTAACAGCAAGAGGACATCCTTTATATTTTACAATTCACGATAGACCAAATCCATATATGACTGCGACAACATTTTGGGGAACAATGGAAAATAATAGAAATCAGTTTGGAGATGCTTATGCGTGGATAAAAGGAGCAGATAAAAAAATGACATTATGGATTCTTCCTTCTGATGAGGTAGAAATCTGGTATGATGACCAAAAAGTTTTATCTGATATACCTGATATTTACTATATATATTCTCATGGAGGAAAGCTATATAAGTTTTCTTCTGAAGAGATAATACATGTAAAAAGTTCTATGAGTTTTGATGGAATAAAAGGAATAGCGGTAAAAGACCAACTGAAATTAACAATAGATGGAAATGTAAAAGCACAAAAGATGTTAAATCAAATGTATAAAAGTGGATTTACTGCAAAAGCAGTAATGCAATATACATCTGATTTATCTGAAACAAACTTAATTAAGTTTAAGAACAAAATAGAAGAATTTGCTGGTAGCGATTTAGACGATAAAGAAGTAAAAAATATTATTCCAATTCCAGTTGGAACAACACTAACACCTTTAAATGTAAAGTTAGCAGATAGCCAATTTGTTGAAGTTAAAAAATATAGTGCTTTACAAATTGCATCAGCTTTTGGAATCAAACCAAATCAGATTGGAGATTATGAAAAATCTAGCTATGCAAGTTCTGAATCACAACAATTAAGCTTTTATAAAGATACATTGCTTTATATTCTAAAGCAATATGAAGAGGAACTAAATTACAAACTTCTTTCAAGAGAAGAAATAGATAAAGGATTTTATTTTAAATTTAATATTGCTGTTTTGTTAAGAGCAGACCAAAAGACACAGATTGAAACATTAAGTCAAGCTGTGTCTAATTTTATATATACACCTAACGAGGCGAGAGCTTATTTGGATAAACCTGCAATGGCAGGAGGAAATAGACTTCTTGGAAACGGTGCAAGCATTCCTGTTGAATTAGCAGGAACTCAATATACAAATAATTCAGAAGGAAAGGAGGAGGAAAAGAAATGGATAGAGAAGAGTATGGAGAAAGTACTGAAAAAATTCTTGACGAAGGAATAATATGCAAATCTGCAGAAGTAGAAAATCAAGATGTAACAGAGGAAGAACTTAAAAAAATAAACAAATTTACTCTTGCTCCTCTAAAAGCAGAAGAAGTATTTACATTTAAATTAATATTAGGAGATAACGGTTTAGATGATAGAAATTATGAACCATTTAACTTAAACGCCCTAAAAGATTTAAAGAAACTTTATATTGGGAAAACAATGATAAAAGACCACAAAAGAACAGCAGATAATCAAATAGCTCGAGTTTATGATACAGAATTGCAACAAGATTCAAGTAAACTAACTGAAGCTGGAGAAATTTTCACAAAGTTGATTGCTAAATGTTATATGATTAAAACAGACAAGAATGCAGATTTAATTGCAGAAATTAAGGCAGGAATAAAGAAAGAAGTTTCTACAAGCTGTAGAGCAAAACATGCATACTGTTCAATTTGCGGTGAAGACAATATGAAGCATTATTGTACTCATTATTGGGGACAGGAATATGACACAAAAGATGGCAAAAAGATATGTTATTTTACACTAGATGGAGCAAAAGAAGCTTATGAAGTGTCTTTTGTAGCAGTTCCAGCACAGCCACGAGCAGGAACTACTAAAAATTATGGTGGCAAAGAAAAAAATAAAAATAATGAAGAATCCGAGATTGATTTAAAAATCAAGAATTTGGATTCTTTTTTATTTTCAGAAAAAGAAAAAATGGAGGAATAAAACTATGAATAAAAAAATGAGAGAACTTTTAGCAAAAATTGAAAGTAAACAAGCTTTAGTGAAAGGATATACAGATGGTGAAAATAAAGATTTAGAAAAGGCAAAAGAACTTTTAGACGAAATAGAAAAATTACAAGATGAATATCAAGTTGAAAAAAGATTATTCGAAAATGAAAAGAAAGTTGCTAAACTAAATGAAGAAGACATAGAAGAAATAGAAAAAAATATAGCTAACAAAAAAGAAGATAATAAAGAAATAAAAGAAGAAAGCTCAATAGAAAAATTTGCAAAAGAAATAAAAAATATTGCAAAAGGATTAAACGAAGGAACGCCAGCAGATGGTGGATATACAGTTCCAGAAGACATTTCTACTTTAGTAGAACAAAGAAGAGAAGCAAAAGCTTCATTAATAGATTTAGTAAGCGTAGAAATTGTTTCTACAAACAAAGGAAGCAGAACGTTTAAGAAAAGAAGTCAACAAACAGGATTTACTAAAGTCGGCGAAGGTGGAAAAATAACAAAATCTTCAACACCTCAATTTGAGAGAATGGATTTTGAAATATCTAAATATGCAGGATATTTACCAATTACAAATGAATTATTAGAAGATACAGATACAAACATTGTTAATACAATTGTTGAATGGCTTGGAGATGAATCTAGAGTAACAAGAAATAAAATAATTCTAGATTTAATTAAAACACAAGATGAACAAGAATTAAATGGATTAGATGATATTAAGAAAACTTTAAATGTTACATTAGGAAGTGCTTTCAAATCTACATCTGTAATTGTAACTAATGATGATGGCTTACAATATTTAGACACATTAAAAGACAACGAAGGCAATTATATATTACAACCTAATCCAGCTGAACCTATGCAATTAAGATTATGCGCAGGAGCAACTACAGTTCCTGTAAAAGTAATACCTAATGCAGATTTACCAACAAGTTCAAATAAAATTCCATTTATAATTGGAGATTTAAAAGAAGGAATAAGATTCTTTGACAGAAAAAGATTAACACTTAATACATCTAATGTTGCAGCTATTGGAGAATTAAATGCTTTCGAAGAAGATCTAACATTATTTAGAGGTATTGAAAGAGAAGATTGTAAAATCAGAGATAATAAAGCTTTTGTAAATGGATATATTAGTACAACTCCTTCTGTGTAGGAGGGATATAAATGAAACAAGAAGTAGAAAAACTCTTGAAAATTGCTAAAGAATGTTTGAGTATAGTAGATTCATCATCTTTAAAAGATAAAGAAATTACTATGCTTATCGAATCTGCAATATCAGACTTAAAAAGAGTAAATATAGATGTCGATAAAAACATAGAAGATGATTTAATACAAAATACAATAATAATATATGTTAAGGCTCATTTTGGAGATGGAGATATCAATAAAAGGACAGAATATCTAAAACGATATAAATCTAACTTAAGAGAATTACAATTTTCTGAAGAATATCAAAAGCAAAATAATGAGGAGGTAGATAACAATGCGTGATGTAAGTTGCAAGTTGTTATCTACAACATATAAAAAAGATACAAATGGCATTCAAACTATAGACAAAATAGAAGAGAAAGAAGTACCGATTATAGATGAAGAAGATATATATGCAAATGAATATTATCAAGCAAATCAAAACGGATATAAACCTACTTTGAGGTTAGTAATTAGTAGTTTAAATTATAATAATGAACAAGAACTAATTTATATGGATGTAAAATATACGATAATTCGTATTCAAAAGAAAAATCTTGATGAACTTATATTAATATGCGAAAGGAAAATTAATAATGTCTAATTCCATAAAAATAGATAATTTGTCTAAAATAGTTAAAAAATATTTAACAAATTATGTTGAAGATATAGAAGACGGAGTAAAAGAAGCAACAGAAAAATTATCTAAAGAAGCTGTCAAAGAGTTAAAAAAAGAATCTCCAAGACGAAAACCAAGTAAAAAAGGACCAAGAGAAAATCCTTACTGGAAAGGATGGAGCAGAAAAAAATATAATAAGTCAAAGAGAAGATATATAGTAGATATATACAATAAAACAAATTATCAGTTAACTCATTTATTGGAAAATGGACATGCTACCAAAAACGGAGGACATACAAAAGCTCAACCACATATTAAGCCAGTAGAAGAAAAATATAACAAATTATATGAAAAAGAAATAAAAGAAACAATTATAAGGAGTTCTAAAACATGAAGAACCTACAAGAATTAGCGAAAAGATTTGAAGAACAAAAAATACAATATGCTTATGGTAATTTTCAAGAAGAGGTCAATCCTCCACATGCTGTAGCATTGGAAACAGAAACAACTAATTTTTTTGCAGAAAATAAAGTTTATCACAGAGTAGGAAATATTCAATTAGATATAACTATGAATTATATAGATTTAAATTTAATTAATACGATTGAAAACAAAATTTTATATGATGTTTGTTGGAACAAATCAGAAATGACTTATCTGTCAGATGAAAAAATTTGGCAGATAAGTTATTTTTTTGAAATTTAAAAGAGAGGAAGAAAAAGTATGAGTAAAGATGGAAATAGAGTTTACTTTGGATTAAGTAATGTACATGTTGCTAAAATGATTATTGGAGAGGATGGTTCTATAACTTTTGGAACGCCTTTTAAGGTACCAGGCGCAGTAAATTTATCACTGGATGCAGAAGGGGATAGTGAGCCTTTTTATGCAGATAATATAAAATTCTGGGAGAGTTTTGCTAATAATGGATATAGTGGAGATTTGGAAATTGCAAAGCTACCTGAAGAATTTGAAACAGAAATATTAGGGCAAAGAAAAGATGCTAATGGAGCAATAATCGAAAACGTAAATGATAAAATATCTCCATTTGCATTTATGTATCAAGTCGAAGGAGATCAAACAGGAACTAGATTCTGTTATTATAATACAACAGTTTCTAGACCAAGCACAGAAGCAAACACAACAGAAGATACCAAAACACCAAATACAAATACATTATCTATTACAACATCTGCTAGAACAGATACTGGAGATGTAAGAATAAAATTACCTTATTCAGAAGAAAACAAAGAAATTTATGAAAAATTCTTTGAAAAAGTATATGAACCAACAGAGATACCATCAGTATAGCTTAACTATACTGATTTTTGATTTTGAAAGGAAAATAGCGAAATGAAAAAAGTAAAAATTTGTGATAGAGAGTTCGATATAGATTGCAATGCATTAACTTATATTCAATATAGAAAAAAATTTAATAGAGGAATATTCGAAGATTTTGAAATAATACAAAATTTTATAACTATGCAAACTTTGATGGCAAATCAATTAAAGAAAGAAAATCCAAAAATAACAGAAGTCGAGATAACAACAAAGTTATCTCGATTAATGCTTAAAAGTATTGATAACTATATAGAAGCAGTAACAAGAATTGCCTATATTTGTTGCTACACAGCAAATCCAAAAATTGGCGAATATGAAGATTGGCTTAAATTAATTAAAAGAATCAATACAACAGATGATTGGATTGTCGAGGTAACGGAATTTGCCGTCGATAACTTTTGTGGATGAAGAAGCTATTAAGGAATTAAAAAAATTAGTAAAAAGCGAAGAAGAAATAAATTTAAAATTTCCAGAACACGATTTTTTTGCTACAGCATTAAAAATAGGGATAACCATAGAAGATTTAAAAGAATTGACATATGTAGATATTTTAAAAATTTTTATATCGTTTTTACAAAAAGATAAAGATAAAACAACAAATGGAGTAAGAAAAGCTACGCAAGCAGAAATTAATCAATTAGTTGCAAGAATGTAGGAGGATAATATGGCAGGCAGTATAAAAGGCATTATCGTTGAAATAGGTGGAGATACATCAGGCTTACAAAAAGCAATAAGTAAAGTAAATTCTGCTACATCTAGTTTAACTAAAGAATTAAGAGGAGTAAATTCCTTATTAAAGCTAGATCCAAAAAACACAGAATTATTAAGCCAAAAACAAGAAATATTATCTGAAGCAATAGAAACAACTTCTGAAAAATTATCGCAATTAAAAAAGATACAAGAAGAAGCTAACAAAGATATGAGCAAAGTTTCTCCAGAAAATTATAGAAACCTTCAGAGAGAAATTGCAAGCACAGAAAATAAACTAAAACAACTACAATTACAAGCAAGCAAATGGAACGAAGCAGGGAAAAAGCTAGAAGAGTTTGGAAATAAATTTACTAACATATCAAGTAAAATAGATAATGTAGGAAGTAAATTAACAACATCCTTAACATTACCTATATTGGCAATTGGAACTGCAGCAGTAACTACAGGAAATGACTTTGAAAAAAAAATGTCAAGAGTACAAGCTATATCAGGTGCAACTAAAGACGAATTAGAACAATTAACGAATCAAGCTATAGATTTAGGAGCTTCTACTAGTTTCAGTGCATCAGAAGTAGCATCTGGAATGGAAAATTTAGCAAGTGCAGGCTTTACAACATCTGAAATAATGGAAGCAATGCCTGGCTTACTAGATTTAGCAGCATCAAGTGGTGCAGAACTTGCAACAGCATCAGAAATTGCGGCTAGTGCAATTAGAGGATTTGGACTAGAAGCTAATGAATCAGCACATGTAGCAGACGTATTTGCAGAAGCAGCAGCAAGGACAAATGCTCAAACAGAAGACATGGGAGAAGCAATGAAATATGTAGCACCAGTTGCGAAGACAGTTGGACTATCAATTGAAGAAACAGCAGCAGCCATAGGTATTATGTCTGATGCTGGAATAAAAGGAAGTCAAGCAGGTACAACATTAAGAAGTGGATTAGTTAGAATTGTAAAACCAACAAAGCAAGTGAAAGAGGCTATGGAACAATTAAATATAGAATTTTATAATTCTGATGGTACAATGAAATCCTTAACAGAAATAGTGGAAGCATTGCAAAAGAGTACAGCAGGATTAACAGATGAAACAAAAAATCAAGCCCTTGCACAAATATTTGGTACAGAAGCATTATCTGGAATGCTAGCTCTTGTAAATAGAGGTTCTGACGAATTGTCTAATATGACAAAATCTTTTGAAGATGCTGATGGAGCAGCTTCAGAAATGGCTGACACTATGTTAGATAATACTGCAGGAGCATTAGAAAGCTTAAGTGGTTCATTAGAAAGCGCAGGTATTGCAATTCAAAAGGAATTATCTCCATACATTAAAGATTTAGCAAGTTGGATACAAAATTTAGTTGATGAATTTGTAAATTTATCGGACGAGGAAAAGAAAAACGTAATAAAAACAGTTGCTTTAGTTGCAGCAATTGGTCCAGCTGTAAAAATAATAAGTAAATTAGGAAATGGAGTAGGAACGGTTGTAAAATCTATAGGAACTTTTTCACAAGCTGTAGGTGTATTAAAGACAGGTGTTGAATCTACTAATAACAGCGCAAACATGTTAGCGAAAGGAATTGGTGCAATAGCAAGTCCTATGGGAATTGCAGTGGCAGCGATTACTACTGGAGTTGCAGCAATTATATATCAAATAAACAAAGCAGAAGAGGAAACGAAAAATTCTTTATCTAATGTTGGAAGTGGTGCAACAGATTTTGTTACAGGAATTTCTAGTGCAAAATCTCATTTAGATGAATTTAATACAACATTATTTGCTAGTTCAGAGGAGCAAACGAAACTAGAGCAAAATATGCAAGAAGTACAAAATGGAATAACTGAAATATGTAAAACAGCATCAAATGAACGTAGAGATTACACTCAAGAAGAAATAACACAATTAGACGAATATTTTGCTAAATTAAAAGAATTAAAAGATAGAGAACTAGAAATACAAAAGAATATTTCTTCGGCTATTACTCAACAAGCTGTGCAAAATGCACAGAGTTTTCAAGGAAATTTAGAAGAATATAAAGTAAATTCGCAAGAATGGATAAAAACAGCTCAAGAACAAGCTTCAAAAGAGATTGGAATAATAAATGAAAGAACTACTCAAGAGATAGCTTTATTACAACAAAGATATGGAGAAAAAGCTACATTAGATAATGAAGCATATGCAAATGAATATAATAGAATTATGCAACAAAAAAATACAGCAATACAAGAAGCAAATGATGAGGTTGCACAAGTAAATGCAGCATATGCAAATGGATATTTACAAAGAGCTCAACAAAATGAAGGATTCTATACAAAACTTCAAGAGTATAACAGTAAGGTAGAAGAGGAAACAAACAGACATAACGGAGCAATAGAAAGTTTTGAAAACAATAAATTACTTACAACATCAAATAAGAACCAAGCAATATCAAATGAAAATTATAGATACAAAGAAAACATGAAAGATATTTGGAAAGATATGTATAAAAACATGTCTGAAGAGCAAGAAAAAGAATTAGGAACTTGGCTAGCAATGGTAGCACAAACTGAAATGTATGGTGGAGAAATAGACGAAGAAACAAGTAATTTAGTAAACCAAATAATTGCTTCTTATGATAGTATGCCAAAAGAAACCCAAGAAGCAATGAAAAACGCAATGGAGCCAATGTTAACAGAAATGCAATCAAAAGAACCAACACTATTTGCAAAAGCACAAGGAATTGCAGATGGAATTTTATCTAGACTAAAAAAATCCTTTGATATACACTCACCTTCTAGAGAAACAAGAAAAATATTTAAGATGGTAATGCTAGGATCTGAAAAAGGTTTAGAAGATGAAGAAAAAAATATTTATAATCAAATAGATAATATGAGTGAAAAAATAAAAAGCAAGTTGGAAAATATAAATGTAAAAAGCAAGTATGCAGAGTTATTTAATGCTATTCAATCAAAACAAGGAAGAATAATAAGTAGAGTAGCCGATGAATCAAAAATGATATTTACCACTCCTCAAATTGTTTTTAATGTACAAGAGTTAGATGAAGCGAAACTTGAACAATGTTTTAATTATATTAATAGAAAATTTGGAAGCAAATATTAAACTTTACAAATAACTTAAAGTTGTATATAATTCCTTCGGAGGGGATTGTATGGAGCAAGAAAAGAAATTTTATGAAAAGAAGTGGTTTTGGATAATATTTGTAATCATAATAATTATTGCATTGATTTTTGGACAACAAACAAATGAAAATTTAAACAACAATATAGTAGAAAACAATTTAACAGACTCAAATAAATCAGAAGAAAAAAAATATCAAGCAACTCAAGATTATGATGGAATATATACTTTTATTTTAGATAGTGACAATGGCGCAGGATATACTTATAATGCAACTGGTGCTATAGAATTTGAAAACGGAGTATGTAAGATAAAATATAACAGATCAAGTCAATTTAATACTTCGACAACACCTATAGAGTATGAAGGAATTTGTGGATATAACGAAACAGACAATGGAGCTTATTATTTTTTAATACGAGATGAACACAATATTGATAGATATGAATATAAAGTAACAAAGAACGAGCAAAATTTAGTGTGTGAACTTAAAAGCGAATACGATTTAGCTGGTTGTACAAATAGCAAATTAGAATTAAAATATGTAAATGATGTACAAAACGATTTAAATGTAGCTTTTTCAAAAATAGTAAATGAAGAAAAAAAGAATAAAGAAGAACAAGAAAGATTAGCAAAAGAACAAGAAGAAAAAGATTTTAAATCTAGTTGTCAAACATACACGTTTGAACAAATGGCAAGGAATCCAGATAACTTCAAAGGAACAAACGTTAAAGTTACTGGAGAGGTAATTCAAGCACTTTATGGCTATGGTAGTGTCAGTTTAAGAGTAAATATTACAAAAGAAGGAAATTATACCACATATTATACAGATACAATATATGTTACATATACTCCAGAAGAAGGCGAAGATAAAATTTTAGAAGATGATATAATAACAATATATGGAACTTCTGACGGAGAATATACTTATACAAGTACAATAGGTGCTTCTGTTACATTACCTTATATAAAAGGAAAATATATAGAAATAAATTAAAAACATCAAAAAAAGCGGCTTACGAGAATAGATTTTAAGCCGTTTTATTTTATTATTAGAGTAATTATATACCTTAAAAATACAAAAAAGAGCAGTTTTAGACTGTTCTTTTTTTATTCTTAAATGGAGGAAAAAAATGGTAAGACAATTTAGACTTATTAACGAAAAAGGACAAGAATTTAGTTTAATGGAATTACACAAGTCTTGTTTTTTATCCGAACCTGATGGTTTGGGTTATTCTTACAATACTACATACGAACAGATAGGAAATTCCTTTTTCGAAACTTTAAGGAATGTACAGCAAGGACAAATAACAGGAACAGCTAATTTTAGTTGCTACGATAATTATAAAAGCTTTGTAGATTATATAGAAAGTTCTGAAAAACTAAGATTTGGATATAAAATACCATACAAAAATCTTCCGATTAAAGAGTACTTAAAAGATGTAAATATACAAAGCATTGGAAAAGGGCAAATAGATATAGATGGAATATTAAAATGTCCTATTACATTTGACTGCTTAAGCTTGTGGTACGAAGAAAATAAAACTATATATTCTACTTCTGCACAAGCTAACGAAATTAGATGGGATTTTAGATGGGATAGTAAATTTGTTGACTACAATAATAGAACTTTAGAATATATTAACCAAGGTCATGTGCCAGCTCCAGTTTTAATTAAAATTAAGGGTCCAGTTGAAAATCCGACACTGACTCTAAAAGTTGAAGGACAAGTATATCAAGAAGTAGTAGTAAATGTAGATTTAAAAGAATATGAAACGTTTGAATATTGTACACAAGAAAATAATTTCTATATTAGAAAAGAAAATACAGATGAAACTTATACAGACTTATTCGAATTAGACAATATAAATCCTTCAAACAATAATGTTATTAAATTTCCAAAAGGAAAATCTTGTGAACTAATTATGTCGGCAGATAACGAAATATTAAATGCAGAAGTTAGTGTTTATGCATATTACAAGGTGGTTTAGATATGGCAAGAATTGTAACAGTTAAATTTAATAATAAATTGTATAATGCAACATATAACGAAATGACTGATGAATATGAAGTAGAGCTAACTGCACCTGCAACTGGTGGAATATATAACGCACAAATTTCTTGCGTAGATGGAGATACAACAAATACAACAGATATAGATATTAGAGTTTTAAAGCAAGAAAAAATAAAAATAACAACAGACGATACATATATGTATATCTTCGACTATAAAGACTTTAGCGTTAAAGACATTGTTGAATTATCTAATTACGAGATTAATATAGATGAAGAAACAAATGCAAATACTACAGTAAATGTATTAAAGAAAACAACAGCAAAAGCAAATGACATAGTAATGATAAAAGAAAATGGAGAAATAAAATACTGGGGAATTATTCAAGAGATACAAAACGAAAATGGATCTAAACTATATCAATATATTATTAAATATATTACTAATGTGTTTAATCAGAACGTCATTTTGAATCAGAATATATTAACTACAAATGAAATAGAAGAAGGATATTACAGAATACATAGTAAACTAAATTATAATTTCGTATTTGATGTATTAAATGGTTCATTAGAAGCAGGAGCAAATTTACAAGTATATGAAAACAATAACACAAATGCACAAAAATTTAAAATAACTAAAAGAGCAGATGGAACATATAAAATAATTAATGTTGGTTCTGGAATGGTAGCAGATGTACAAGGAGCCGTATTTGAAAATGGTACTAATGTACAGATGTGGGGCGATACAGATAATGTAGCTCAAAAATGGACATTCACAAAAAGAGATAATAATTCTTATTCAATATATTTGGCTAATACTAATTACGTTATTGATTTACAAAATAGTAACACTTCTAATGGTGGGAATATACAAATATGGGAATATGTAGAAAACGGACAGCAACAATTATGGATATTAGAAAAAATTGATGAAGAACTTATAAGATATGAAGGAATAGAGGATTATATAGCAGAACAAATTAATAAGAATTTTGTTAATAATGAAGATATATTAATGAATCGAGATTACTTAGAAATTAGAGTAAAAACACATACTAAATTAGATGTGTCTGTTTCTACAATAGTAGATGTTCAAAACGATATATACAATTTGCATACATTCATGACAAACTGTACTCAAAATTACAATATTACATATAACGTCTTTTTAGAAAATAAAAAGCTAGTAATTGAAATAGAAAATAAAGAAATAAAAAAAGAGTTAATAGATGTAAACGCTCAACCAATTTCTAATTATACAGAAGTTTTTGAAATAGACGTAGTTTCTAAAGTAGTAGTAATAGCAAAAGACGGTAGCAGATATACATTATATCTAAAAACAGATAGAACAACGACAGAAGATATGTTAGATGAAAATAGAGCCAAAGGCAAAACAGAAGTAGTATATGCAGAAAATGTAGAAGATGCAAAGCAAAAAGCTTTAGATACATTTAAAGGAAATGCATATAATCATAATGTCACATTCGATTATTACGATAGAGAAATTAAGGTCGGAACACCGATAACGATTAAGACAAAAGAATCTTTGATTTATGATACATATATTTCTGCAGTTACTAAACAAAAAGGAAGTAAGTTTTATAAATATACTTGTGGAAATATAAGAATAGGCTTTATAGACAAACTTAAAAAGGAAAGGAAAAATAAGTAATGTTAAAAGGACACGTTTTTAGTGAGCAGATATTTGGCAATCAAATATTTGCTCTTTTTATTAATACTTTCTTACACGGAAGAAATGGAGTTAGTAATAATTATAAAGAAGGAATGGCAATAACAACAACTGGAAGCAATATACATATCGCCTCTGGGGCTATCTGTATACAAGGAAGATTTCTAGAAGAAGATTCTGGTAGGGATATTGTTGCTGATACAGATAGTCAATATTGTTCTTTAGTGTTGGAAATAAATCTTGATGCAGTTAATACGTCATCTTCATTCTTACAAGCTGATTACAAAATAATAAAAAATGCTAGCAATTACCCAGTCTTGACACAAAATAACATTGTTAAAAACAATGCTGGAACATATCAGTACGAATTAGCTAGATTTAGAACTTCTGCAAGTGGTATTACAGATTTTCAAGATAGAAGAACTTTTTTAGATTTTGATACAATATGGGATTTTATCGAACAAGAATGGAATGTTAAGTTATCAGAATTAGAAGAATTATTATCTAAAGTAGAAGATGGTAGTGCTTATTTCTTAAATTCTAGATTAAAAATATTTCATAATCAAGCCGATGATTCTCAAGGAAAAGAAGGAGATATCGGTTTAGTTTATTTTGATTAGGAGAAAAAATGAATATTATAGAGCAAACAAAAATAGTAAATTCTATAGAAAAAGCAGAAGCAAGAATAATAAACAAAATAACTGGTTATGTAACACAACATAATGAAGCTTATGAATACTATATCGAGTGGGAAGAATTTAATGTAAATCAACAGGATAATACTTCTTCTGTAAGAGCTACATCATACATAAGATGTAATAATCATACATCTTATGCTAATAACAAGACACAAAAGCTTTGGATTGCAGGAAGAGAATTTAGTAATACATTAAATATAAGCTTAACCCCTGGGGCAGTTGTACAGCTTGTAAGTGCTACCGTAGATAATATTGCTCATAATTGGGATGGTAGTTTAAGTATAGAAATTGCAGCTTCTGGAGATTTGCCAAGTGGTTCAGGGTATGGACCGCTTTGGGGAGAAGCAAAAGCAAATGTATGGTTAACACAAATAGCAAGACAAGCTAACTTCTTATCTATAGATATTCAAAATGCGAATCTGGAACATTTTGATGTTTATTATAATTTAGATAAAACAGTAGATGCAATACAATATAAAGTAAATAATGGAGCTTGGCAAAATATTAATCCTTATTGGGGAAACTGGAATAAAGAAGCAACGTTTGCAGTGCAAGGGCTAACTCCTAACACAAATTATTCAATACAATTAAAGGCCACAGTTAATGGAATAGATAGTTATTCTTCTGTATACAACGTAAGAACATTAGATATCGCTAGATTTACCAATCTAAGCGATTTCTTTTTTGGAGATGTTGTTAATATAACAAAGACAAATGAATCAAACTGGTGGAATTATCTTACTATTAAAGTTGGAGAAAATGTAATTGTAGAACGTAGAGCTTTAGAATCAAACAATTTAGTATTTACTTTTACACAAGATGATTTAGACAAGTTGTACAAAGCTTTAACTAGTTTTAATAAAACAACTGTAGAATTTATATTAATAACAAATAATGAGTATCAAGATTGGTCAAGTTCTAAAAAAGTGCAATGCACATTTAACGGTAACCAAATGACAGCTCATTATTATACTCAGGACCAAATAAGAAAAAGAGCGAAAGTAATATATTACATAGCAGATGAAACACCTAAAAAAGCAGTTTTTGTAATTAAAAAAGATGGAAAATGGAGGAAGTGTATTTAATGGAAGAAAGAGATATTTTTTTCGAATCAATAAATATAGAGCCTTCTAAAATTTATACAAACTCTAAATTTAAGTTGAAAATAAAAGTTATAGGAACTTCTAGAATATTAACAGAAGATAATAATGTTTTAAATACAGAAAATAATGAAAAATTAGTTTTAGAATAAAGGAGAAAAATATGGCAGATAAAAAAATAACTGAATTAACTGAAGCTACTCAATTACAAGATAATGACATTTTTCCAATTGTTCAAAATTCCGAAACTAAAAGAATTACAGTAGCGAATGCAAGAGCAAAATTCAAAGGCGATAAAGGTGAAAATGGACAAGATGGACAACAAGGTCCAGCTGGTCCAGCAGGAACAAGTATAAATTGTGTAAAAGTAACAGATGAACAAACCGCAATATCTCAAAGTGCAGCAAATCCTAATAATATTTATTATTGGTAGGTGTTAAAAATGGGGACAGCAATAAATGGAACAAAAGTAAGTAATTTTTATATAAACGGAAGTAAAGTTAATGGATTTGCAAAAAATGGAGAAATTGTATTTAAAAGAGAAGGAGATACAGTAGCGCCTGCCTATAATTCGCTTGGAATTGTCAGAAATAATAATGCTGGAGAAACTAGAGATACACATTATGCAAAAATTGGAGATAGTGTTCGAGTTCTTATATATTTTTCAGAACAACTGGCAGTGGAGCCTAAAGTAAAAATTGCAAACAAAGAATATACTGCTACATATAGACCTTTAAGTTCTAGTAATGGCTTATTCGCATATTATGCAGATTGTGATTTAACAGAAGATTTGCATTTAGCTGTAGGCGAAATTCAAATTGAAGTTTATGGATATGCTGACTCATCAGGAAATGTTGGTGTTAAACTAACAAATGCAGATATAAATAATTCAGCTCACGAATATGTAATATTTGACGATATACCTCCAGAAATAACAATAAAAGACGGAGAGAACGAAACTGTCGGAGATACTACAAACGGCTACAGTAAGATAAGTTTTAAGATTTATGACAATGTTGCTTTGGCTGGATATACAGTAAATGGAGTAAATGGCGGAACTGTTTCACAAAGTCAATGGGGAGATATTAATAATATTACAAAAGAATTTAAAGGCTGTAAAGAAGGTAACAATATTTTAATTTTAAAAGATATGAGTGGAAATGAAGCAAGTATTGAATTTAAATTAATTTAAAGGAGATTAACAATGTTAATTATAGATGAAACTATTTATTTAGAGCGAAGAACAACAGGAATAATAGAATTAATAATAGATGATTATATACTACAGATTGGAGATACAATAATATTTGCAGTAAAGAAAAATGCTTGTGAAAAAAATGAATTAATAAGAAAAGAAGTACACATAGATAAGCAAGCAAACAATGTAGAAATTAAAATAAATCCAGAAGACACGGAACAACTAGACTACGGCTGTTATTTTTATGGAATAACAATAAAATTAAAAAACGGAGATATATTTCCGATTATAAAAACAAATAAATTTAGTGTGGAAAGGGTGATACCAAATGTGTAACGAAAGATGCTCTTTACATACAACAATTAAATCCAAAGTGAACATAACAGGTAAATTAGGTTATGGAATAGAAAATATTGGTAGTACTACTAATTATAACAATTTAGAGAATAAGCCTAAAATAAATAATATTGAATTAAAAGATAATAAAACTAGTGAACAATTAGGTTTACAAGGGAAAATGGAAAAAATTAAAAATTCTGAAATAGAAGAAATGATTAAAAATTTTATATAGGAGGAAAAATATATGGCGTTTTTAGATAAAGAAGGATTATTGTATTTATGGCAAAAAATTACTAGCCTTTTTGTAAAAAAAGATGGAAATAAAGTATTAAGTGATAAAAACTTTACTAGTGCATATGAAGAAAAATTAAAAAGTTTAAATAATTACACATTGCCAGCAGCGACTTCATCAACTATTGGAGGTGTTAAACCAGGAACTGGTCTAGAAGTAGAGCCAGACGGAACACTAAATGCTACAGGTGGTGGAGAAGCAGATAGTGTAGACTGGGAAAATGTTAAGAATAAACCAACAAATGTATCTCAATTTACAAACGATTCAGGATATCAAACTTCTGGAGATGTACAGCAAGCAATAAATAAAGCTAAAGAAGGATTAGCAACAGAAGAATATGTTAACAATAAAGTGTCAGCTGTTTATAGATATAAAGGAACAGTTGCTAACGAAGAGGCATTACCTGCTTCTGCAGAAATTGGTGATACATATAACTTGCAAGACACGGGAATGAATGTTGCTTGGAATGGAACTGCATGGGATCCTTTAGGAGCAGACATTGATTTAAGTAGATATTATTCAAAAGAAGAGCTTAAACCTATTGAAAATTCAGAGATAGACGACATTGTTGCTAGCTAGGAGTTGATAAAATGGCAGAAAATAATTTTTTAGATAAAAGTGGACTAGCGCGTTATGATGAAAAACTAAAACAACGAGTAGTTTTAGCAACCGAAATTCGAGAAATAAAAATAGTTACAGAATATCCAGAAATAGAAGAAACAGGTGTCTTATATTTAAAGGTGGAAGAATAGTGAAAGTTAAAGATATGAAAGTAAATAATAAAGAAATAGAAGAAGCTAAATTAAATAATCGAATTGTTTACAAAAAAAATAAATCTTTGATTCTAGAAAACATTATTTATAATGCTGATTTTAGATTTGGAACAGAAGGCTTTAAGAAATTTGTAAATATGGTTGTACAAGATGAAATTGAAGATGGATACGTTTCATGGATCAAGATGGATATGAGCAACACTAGAACTTCTATGATTGTTCAATTTACAAAAGAACTAATAGAAGGTCATAGTTACTATGGAAGAGTTACTTTTAAAGGTAGCGAAGATGTTTTTTATCAATGGCAACAGCAATTAAATTCGCCGAATTTAACTGATAGTTTTGGACAAAATGGTCCAAACGAAGTAACTATATCTACAATATTTGCAGAAATAACAACACAATACAGATTATTTTATAATATGACTGCTACATTTGCAAATGCAGAAAGTAAAGCATATGTTAAAGATGCAATGTTAATAGATGTAACAGATATGCTAAATAGCGGATTAACGGAAGAACAAGTTAAATCTCAATTGGATGCAATGCCATTTTTTGCAGATACTACACCTCCAGAATATGTACAAATTCAAGTATATAATAAAAATAATACATCAAGTACAACAATTACAAATGGAGAAACAGTTAGGATATTGGCAACATTTAATACAGAATTAGGAACTTTACCAACCTTATCTATTGGAAAACAAAAAATACTAATGAAAGCAACTTCAGATGGAAAAGGCGGAATTATATATCAAGCAGATATAACAATAGCTAGTGATAATATTATGGAAGAAGGGGTATTGAAGTTCACAATTAGTGGTTACACAGACAAAAATGGAAATGAGGGAGAGAAAGTAACAGAAGCTAATGCGAGAAATTCATTAACATATTATGTGTAAGATATTAAGAATTATAAAAAGAACATTAATAAGCTTAATGCTGTTAATGTTCTTTAATTCGCTTTAGCGTGTCGAGCCACAAAGCGAGACAA